AATCTATCTGCCGCGTTCGCTTGATTACCTTCGTAAATACCTACTTTATCCTCGTCTGAGAGTCCCTTAGAGCCTGCTGTGACACCTGATGCTTTCTCTTGAATGCCGTCTAGTAATTGATACACCTTTATTGGTGAGTCTATTGCTGGTACTTTAATCGTCTGGATAGCTTGGTCAACATTAAACTCTCTCTTTACTTTGATATATCCATCTCTTCGGTATTTAAGCTCTGCTAAGTTTTCAATCGCTCCAACGTTCACAACCTTTTGAGGTTTGTTTATCTGTTCAGCGTTATCAAGCATCTGGTTGATAGAGATAGCTTGTGCCATAAATATTTCACGAACATAGTCACAGAATGAAGGTGTATAAAACTCTGTAAGATCAGGAAACGCTGCCCAACTCCAGAATGGAAATAGGTTTGACGTAAACAAGTCTTTGAGCTCTTCTACTCGTACAGCACAAGCACCGTCCTCTTGTAAGAGAAGGTAGTACCGTGTGCCTTCGTATGTTGTGTACCACTCCCAGAATTTAAACTTATCTGATCCAGAGATTTCTTTTTGTTGAGTGTTTATGTTAGTGTCGTATGTTCTATTTTGCTTGTTAGTCTGCTCTTGGCTTGATTCTGTTGCGTTGCTTTGACCTTCAATAAGTCTAGTCGTTTCTGTTTTTAAGTAAAATCCGTCTTTAACACCTTTCTTTAAGTCTGATTTAGTTTTAATTACTCCGTACCGTCCCATGTACATAGCTTTTTCAAGGTCAATACCTCCAGCTGAGGGATCAATGAGAAAGTCGTACACGTCCACGTTATCAAGATGAGCTTCATACCCATTAACACTATCAGCATGATAAGAATATATAGCTCGTCCATAAATGATTGCTTGTTTTTTACCTACAATGTCTTTAATATCCCAATCGTTCTTTTGTTGATCGGCAACGCGTAAAGCATTGAGTAGTTTTACACGTGTGAGTTGTGATTCTTTTCTCTTAGTGAATTTAAAAGTGAGGGGATTGTCTATTTTTGAAAGGATAGTGTGTACAAAAGAGGACATTTGACCCAAGTCAACGTTAGCCCGTGCGTATTCTTGTAGTATTTTTCTTCCGTAGTATAAGTCTTCATTAGTTTTCCAGTTGCTAACTTTACCTTGCTTGTAGATTCGAGCAAACTGAATTTCTTTTACAGCTTGTGAGACTATTTTTTGTCGTGTTTCGTAATTTGTTGTTGCCATTTTTGAGTTTCCCCACTCAAATATTTATTTTTATTCACTAATTATAATATAAAATACAAATACTACAACCCAATACTAGGATAGAGTGGTCTTTCTTCTATAAAATCATCAAAAGAATTGTTTTCGTACGGCTTATATGCAATTTGTTCTGTGTATTGGAATGAATCTATACAATTATGAACTAAAATATTGTTAGCAAAGAACTCATGATGGTCTTCTATCATCAAATCATAAACTCTTTTTGTAATAATTAGGGTTTTTCCTTCTGAATTCTCTTGAATAAGCTCTGCCTTGGCATTTTTGTGAACAGTATTTAGCTTTTGCCATATATCTGACAGCAATTTCCCCACACTCAATACATCGAACTGTCGTAGGTTTATTGATAGAGTTTTTAGAGTGTTCTTTATGCCAAATTTGCCCTTCACTACTATTTCTCCAAAGTTTTGTAGATTCTTGCATTTTCTTATTGTTTTTAGTTGCGTTTCTTCTTGCAAGAGTAATCCTTTCTGGTTGTCTTGAGTGATGTTTGGCGTGGTTTGACGCTGAAATGATTTCAAGGTTTGAAATGTGATTATTAAGAGTATTTTCATCTTTGTGATGAATGTGATGTTTTTCTGGGATTGTGCCGAAGTTATCAATCCATATCTGCCTGTGTAAAGAGACTGGAGTTTTTTCGGTATGTCTCCAAAAGTACACCTTATGTTGCCTAAGTTTTGAATTTGGATACCTATGATATTTTTGGCTTTTATATACGAGAGTTTCTCTATTTTCTGTCTTGATGGATTCCATATATGTAGTATATCGGACTGGTTTACATATCGCAACTCTTTTTCTTGATTACCATTAACAATTATTCTGTGGTCTTTTGTCGCTGTTATCCCAAACTTACTTATGACTGGTAATATTCCTTTATCCCATGTTTTTAATACTTTCTTGTATCCACCACGAGTCATAACTCTATCTCCAATAGATATATTTTCAATAGGAACTTGACCTCTTTCTGTTAAAACTAATGTTCCTTCTGCTAAACAGTCGTCATGCTGTCCACGTGGAAATACTCTCATTTCTTGCTCTAAAGCTGAACAATCTCCTACAAAAAAGACTGATTTACTTTCCATAAGTGGAATAAGTCCACGAATACGTGTTTCTTTTTTAATTCCACCATGTTTAAGTGGCGTNATAGACATAAACTTGTTTCGCTTCCGCATCTCTTCTTCTAAGAAAGGTTTAATAGCGAGTAAAAATACTGTCTCTTCTATCCCAAGTATTGTAGGTTTGTATGTATCCTGTAANTAAAACAAGTGTTCAATCAATTCAGCTGGGTTTATCTTAAGTTTGTACGCTGTGACGTAGCGTTTACCTTCACTTGAAAGCCTGTTGATTGTTATACCTGTGAAGTCAGCACTGTCTTTTTGTGATACAGCTGTGTCTATAGCAATAAAAGTATTAAGTGTAAGGTGTTTTATATCGTTTTCCGTAGCATATTGTATCCAGTCTTTCTTGAACTCTGCAACTGATTCGTCTATCGGTTGATTCATCATTTCGTACGAGAATACTAGAGAGCCTAATTGACGCTGTTTGTCTTCAATGGATACTTTGCCTGTACTTTCTGCTTCCTCGTCTGTGAGGGCGTATTTTGAAGCCCACAGAGGCACTCCGTCTGCCATTACTGGTATGTTTCTTATTCGTATATTTGTATCTGTCTTTGCACGCTCTAATAACCACGCTATGTTGCCGTATTCTGTGATGTAATTACCTAGATAGAGTATAAAGCCGTTTGTTGCCATACCTGCCATAGCCTCAGTGATATGATCTCGTACTTGTTTTGTATATGCTTGCGAGTCTTTAGTCTTATTCGTTTCTATATCGTCGCAGATTAAGCAGTCTGGTCGTTGATTTAAGTGCAAGCGTCCACGAATAGACTCTTGAGTACTGTGAGCTTCTACACGAATACCGTTTTCTGTAACAAAGTTGTTTATGCGGTTTTGCTTTATATCAGTAATACTACGTTCTTTTGAAAACATTACACCGTAGTCAGCTTGTAGCCGTTTGTTGTTTACTAATTCAAAAGCAACATCGAAAAGGATACGTTCAGCATTTTCTTTATCAAATGAATCTAAGTTGATGTACTTTCTCTTCTTGTGGCAGATCATCCATACAACAAATAGTTTTGCAAATGTAGTCTTTGCGCTTTCTCTGTATGCAATCCATCCTGCTTCTCTAATCTTGCCGTCCACTAAGTCGTGAAGGTCTTGAGAGAAATCAAAATGGTAAGGAGCTAAAGGGTATTTAAAGTATTCTTTGAAGTAGTAAATAGCAAATAAGACAAACGAGTGCTCGGATAGTATCGTTCTTTCTACCTTTGTGCCAGATAGCATTTTCTCTAATCCGGTTTTGTAGTGGTCTTTTGTCATTACTTCCCTATTAAACTTAACAATGCTTTCTTGTCTTCGTCTGAAATAGGTTCTGCAATAAGGTCTTTACCGTCTTTGCCTGTTTGTTCTATCCTAGTTGAGTATTTTGTTTTATTAAGTCGTTCTGCTATAAACATATCCACCTTAGTTCTTTTATCAATAAGGTTTACATCTATATTTCCTTCACTATCAATTATTTGTAAGTTTTGTACTTCGTCAAGGTTTCTTTCAGCTTTTCTTAATCGTTTCATGTCTCCTATGGATTCCGATAGCCAGTTAGGCATTAAAGAAGTTATGTTTTCTGCGTATTCTTTACTGTATTCTGCTTTCATTGCAGATTGGTAAGCATTACTAAAAGTATCACTTTTTGGATTTGTGTAATAACTTAAGAAGAGCTCTTGTTGTGGGTTTAATAGTGTTTCCATAGTTTTAGTTTCTGACATAGTTTATATTATATACTTGTAAGTCTGGAAAGTTCGTTATTGAAAGTATTGTACCCATTATTTGTCCGTGTGTGTTCTTGATGTGTTCCTTTCGGTATTTAGGAGTCACAGAGTCTCTCATTGAGAGTATTAGTTTTCTTTCGTACTCACATGATGCTTCATCTAATAACTCCTCGATTGATAGTAAACCTTTTACCATATCCTCTTTCCACATTGTTGTGGTTACACCTAGTCTTTGTTTTGCTCTAATTAAAGGGTTTTCTCCTATTCCTTGTGATTGGAAAATTACCGTGTTTTGCTTGCCGAATACAGTCATATCAATAAACTCCTTAATATCCTCATCGGTTACAGGTACTTTAGACCATGTTTTGAGGTAGTCTATTTCTTGCTGTTGTTTATTGGTGTATTTCATTATGAAAGTTTTATGTTAGTAGCGTTAGGGTTATCTTTTAATATCCATGAGATAACATTACACACGGCTATTGTTAGATTGTCTGATGTTTTTCCTTCTAGAGAAAGGTTTAGTTCTCTTTGTTGAGCACCTTCATCGTAGAAATCTACAGTAACAACGTTTGATACATCTAAAACACTTTTCCATTGTGCTAGGTTATCTCCTATTGCTTTTTGAATTTGGTTTAACATTTTTTAACCTTTTTCTTTTCTTTTTTGTGTGTGTATTCTCCTTTTGCCATATACCTTATTATACCATAAGTGTTTTATTTCTTTTTATTCATCCAGAATACAGGTTTCATTCTTAGTATGTATCTTCTTTTAAAAGCTAACCACCACATTTTTCTCTCAACTCTTTTTGACTCTTTTATGTCTAACTTTCTAAGAGGTAACATATAGAAACCACTACATGTGGTACACATCCAGTGTTGAGAACCTTCCCTTGCAAGGTCTCCGCAACGTCCGCAATATATAATTTCTCCTGGAATAATCCATTGAGAGGGAAACCACACCATTTCACTATATTTCTTTTCTTTGAAGAATAAGTGTTTAATTTTTAGGTAAATCATATTGTAACTGTAGTAACTAATGATTGGTAGTTCGTATTCAAATCTATAGAAAGGATTGTCTAAGTTGTTGTAGTATTTACGCCAATATTTATTACCTACCCACGATTTTGGATAGCCGAAGGACTTATTAAAGTAAGATCGCTGTTTTAGTTGAGCAACTATAAAAGACCTTATTATGCTTTTTCTCCTTCTATATCGCCATCGTATTTCTTTTGCTTTATCTATAAAATTATCAAAATATTCTTCCATATTACTTCTTATTTAAGATGAGCCACAAATTATCTATAGCTTCTTTTGATGATCTTCCTACCGCTTGCGCTACAAAACTTCCTCCTTTTGCATGCCAGTTTACTCCGTCAAAAGATAAAATATCTAAAAATTCTATAGACTCGTGTATAAAAGTGTTGCCTTCTTGTGTAAATCCTAAGTTTCTGAGTCTTAATTCTTCTAGTTCGTATGGCATATTATTTCTTGTTTATTTCTAACCATAGATTTGCAACTGCTTCTTCTGGTGTTTTGCCGTAACCATCATAAGGGTTACTAAAATCACGTCCTGCGTGAGCCTCCCATAGTCTTTCAAAGTTGTCATACTCAAGTCTGTAAAAATATATCTGTTTTTCGTCATTTGAGCACGCTTCTATTAACTCTGATAGGGTCGGAAGCGAAACATAATCATCTCCAAATGCTTCACTGTATGGCACAGCTTTAAAATCAAAAGCATACCCTTGCAAGCAAGCAGAACACCCTTTTCTTTGTGGGAATCCTGCGTTCTTTAGTTTTAGTGCTAGTGCGTAGTTCATATATATATTATATCACTGCCCTGAATGATTGTTTTGAGTTATCCACATTATTCTTTATCTGTTGATGGTTTGTCTAGGGAGGCGAGAACTTCGCAAAAAACTCCCATTATTTTAACATTGACTACGCTCGTGGGGATTTTATTGTATTTTTGCTTTATTATTTCTATCTCCCCCACCACCCTCTTTCTNTCTTCTGCTACGGCTTGTTGTCTATATTCTGTAAGTATCTTTGTTAAAGCATCTCTATATTCATTTGTTGGTACAAAATCAATGCCACTTGGATTATATGAAGCTAAACCTATTTTTTTTATTGTTTCTTCGTGTGTCATATTTGTTTTTTAAATTTTCCCTTTTAAGTTTTAGAATGCCCTAATCCTTATAAATAAGGCTTTAAATTGTATTTTCTTTGAAGAGATTCAGAACCCTCCGACTCACCCCCTTACCCCCTTATGTATTAGATAAAGAAGGCAAAAAGATAAAAAGGAGAGTTAAGAATTGCTACAAAGAAGTTTATATTTTCCCCGTGTCGATCCGTCACCCTTTCCCCGTAGGATTCTCTCAAGCTCAACCCTACATTTCGACTCACCAAGCTATGGAACTATTTAATTGTAACAAAAAAACCCTTTGAACAGCACCGCAGATAAATGTATTGCTACAAATAACTGAGAAGCTAGTCAAAAGGTTCTAAATTTTCTAACTCCTCAGCTGTTCATCAAATCTCTTTGATAAGGGAAGTGTATCAGGTACATTATCCATTGTCAAGCATTAAAAAAACACC